ATTAGAAAGTCAGAAGACTTCGGCTGAAAGGAGACTAAAGAATGCACAAACATCTCTGGATACTTTGGACCGACTCACTACTAGCGAAAATATCCTCGATGCTAATTTCATTAGAAATAGACAAAAGAGAGAACGCGCGGCCCTTAATAAGGAAATTGAGGTTGCGGCTACAAACATTCAGACTATTGAGACTAATCTCATACCGCTCAAAACAGAGAACCTCATACTCGAAGCGGAAGTAGGGCCAATCAAATACGTAGCGGAACTGTTCTACGGGAGTGGTGATAATGCCACCATCGACAAGGCCGTCCGTATGATGATTATCATTCTTATCTTTGTTTTCGACCCGCTGGCAATTCTTTTGATAATTGCAGCAAATATGACATTTTTAGGGTTGACAAAACGAGAAGAATCAGATATAGTGAATATTGTCTCAGTTGAAGTGGATGAACCGAAAGCTCCAACCGAGACGCCAAAAGCTAAGAAAATACGTAAGCAGAAACCAAAAGCCCTCATACCAGAAGTTCCAGACTTCTTTCAGTTTGAGAAGCATGGTTCTACTCATGATGTTCCTATGCCAGACCCTCCTCGCAAAAATGCAAGAGGTCAAATTGTAGTCGATGAAAAAAATATTAGGAGAATGTGAAATGATGACCGACGTTGAAGCAATGCGCGAAGACCTTACAAACAATCTTCGTGCTAAGGTAGGCACAGTTACTTTTACGAAGCAGAATGGTGATGAGCGGGTAATGCGTTGCACCCTACAAGAATCGGTATTACCAAAGCAAACCGATCTCGAAGAATCAATTCAGAAAAAGGGTCCTACTGATTCGCTGGCCGTATGGGACCTCGATAAGAATGCATGGCGTTCTTTTCGCTATGATACTGTAATTTCAGTAAAATTTGAGGGTTGACAAATACCTTGATATATCGTATAATGAGATATATTGACAAGGAGTGATTATGTATAAACTTAAGGTACCTGTTGCTGAGTCGAAGTTTGTTGGCATCGAACCCGTGTGGGTTGATGGTTATGAACCTGTAAACTATCAAAGCGAGTTCGGCAATGCTCTTAACTGGTATAACTATATCGTAGATGCCAAAGACTGTCGCGCTTTTCTTACTGATTGGTTCAAAGCCGATAAAGAGAAGCTAAAGGCTGTCAGTCAGGTACCAGATAAGTTTCTACCTAGAACCTATGCCAACACGGCTCGAATTGCCATGCGTGGTTTCCCAGTAAGCGAGGTTCACCAGAACCGCATCTGGGAAAAGATTCAGGAAGTAGCAAACAAGCGCATCAAGTCAGATGACGATGATGAGCCTGTTGCCGCTCCTGTGATCAAGGTAGTCAAGCCCGTTAAACTGGCTTCTACCTACATCTTGTCTCTTGTAAATGATGAAATCGAAAATCTTATCACTGGCGAAGACAATAAGAACATGGCTCAAATTTTAATGCCATATAAGATGAATGATAAGCAGTATGCGGCTTGTGCTGATAAGCTCCAGCCTCTTCTGGCAGAATATTCAGAAGTTCTGGAACTTCGTCGGACAGATAGAAAGACTTTGACCGAAGAACAGATTGAGTTCATGGATTCTTTCCCGTTCCCTGGTATCACACTCATCAAGAAGATTGTCCAGCTTATCGAAGGTTATGTCAATGACCTCAAGAAGGCTTATGTTAGTAAGCAAGTTGCCAAGGTTCGCAGTAAGAAGCCCAAAGATAAAACTAAACTGGTACGGGCTATCAAGTTCTTGGTAGAAGACCCTAAGTTCGGCAAGAGCGTTGACCCCATCAACCTTCTTAACTGTAGCGAAGTCTGGGCGTTCGATACAAAGACCCGGAAGATTTCCAAGTATTATAGTCCAGTCGGTGGCGGCATCACTGTAAAGGGTGCATCTCTCGTGGGTTATGATGAGGCCATGTCCAGTTGCAAATTGCTTCGAAAGCCAGAAGAACAGATTCCTGCATTTTCTGCGACCGCTAAAAAAGACTTGACAAAATGGTATTCTTCTGTTAAAAGTAAGAATGCGAATGTGCGCCCTCGACTCACGGCAACAACTTTAATTTTGAAAGTCTTTTAATGTCAGACAATGATAACATTACATATCTTCGACCTCGTGCGGCACCGCCCACAAAAGAAGATTTGGAATCCTACAATTACTTTCTTGAAGGTGCTACCGAATATGCTGCATATCAAGACGCTGAGGCTTTTGCCCATGCTTGTATGAATGGCATTTTAAGAGCCGTAGACAAGAAGTTAGGTAAGTTGAATGACAACTTTAACGGCGATTGTGCCGTTATTGCTGTTATGATTCAAGGCATGTATATGCGTCAAGCTGGCGTCCACTGTCCAGAAATAAATCTTCTGGATGACATTCGCGAAGTCTTAACTAAAAGCAAGGGTGAAAGCGAATGATTGTAGTAGATTTTAACCAAGTTGCAATTAGCAACATGATGGCAGAACTTGGTGGTCGCCGTGATGTAGAGGTCAATCTGCCTCTTATTCGTCACATGATTATCAATTCAATCCGTTCTTATAAGCGTAAGTTCGGACCAGAGTTTGGCGAGATTGTTATTGCATGTGATAATCGCCACTACTGGCGCCGTCAGTTCTTCCCTAACTACAAGGCTAATCGTAAGAAGAACCGCGCAGATAGTGGCTTTGATTGGAATTCTATCTTCGAAGCCTTGCATCAGGTTCGTGCTGAATTGTCAGAACACTTTCCGTATCCTGTTATCGATGTTGACGGTGCAGAAGCAGATGATGTAATAGGTGTTTTGGCTGAATATAGTCAGACTTCGAATGTCGATGGCCTTCTGCCCAGTGCAGAGCCGTTTCTCGTTCTTTCTGGTGACCACGACTTCAATCAGTTACAGAAGTGGTCGAACGTCAAGCAGTATGCTCCTGTCCAAAAAAAGTTTGTTAAGATAACAGAGTCACCTAGTGCTGTTCTTATGGAACACATTATCATGGGTGATAAGGGTGACGGTGTTCCTAACATCTTATCAGATGATGATACGTTCGTGACTGGTTCACGCCAGCGTCCCATGAAGAAAGATAAGGTCGCTGAGTGGAAACACCAGAAGCCAGAAGACTTCATCACCAGTGATGAAATGTGGCGTAACTTCCAGCGCAACCGTGAACTGGTTGACTTGTCGCGTATTCCAGAAGATATTAAAGAAGCTATCATAGATAGTTACGAAAAGCAAAAGGGTGGTGACCGCAGTGGTCTCCTGAACTACTTTATTGCAAACCGTATGAAACAGATGATTGATTTGATCGATGAATTTTAATAGCTCCACCGAACGAGTAGGCATCACAGCCAGTTGCTTTGACCTGTTTCACGCAGGACACGTTCTTATGCTGCAGGAAGCCAAAGAACAGTGTGACCGATTGGTCGTAGCACTACAGACTGACCCAACGATTGACCGACCAGAGAAGAACAAGCCTGTTCAATCTTTGGTTGAGCGATATATTCAGGTGCAAGCCTGTAAGTATGTGGACGATATCATTCCATATACGACGGAAGAAGACTTGCTAAATATACTACAATGCTATGACTGGGATGTTCGCATCATCGGCCAAGATTATTACGATAAGCGGTTTACTGGTGACGAACTAGGAATCGAAGTTTATTACAATAGTCGCCGGCATAGCTTTAGCACTACTGAATTGAGAAAGAGAATTAGCGATGGCAACAAGATTACAGCCTAAGAAGTTTAAGTATATCAATGAAGCCCTAGATTGGGCAACAGAGGTAAAGAACGTAGACGAATTACGTGAACGAGTTCGTGCAATCTCTACTGGCAATTCTATTCTTATGCGGTTCTTGGCATGGGGTGTAGGATATGAACAAGGTCCATATAATCTACCCGAAGGCAAGACACCGATTAAGAATGAAGGACTACCATCTGGTATGTCTGACACCACTATCACAATGGAATTTAGACGCATTCTAACTCTTCTTCCTAATGGCAGCGCAGCAAATGTCGCTCAGTGGCGCCGAGAAGAAATCTGGATGCAGATTTGCCAGGGTGTTCATCCTGACGAACAAGTTCTTTTGGATGCGGCAAAAGATAAGACAATTCTGGATGTTTATCCTGCTCTTGCCGATGTGCTAGATAGTTTTCTTACTGGTTGGAAAAAGCCCGAGGTTAAGAAGAAGAAGGTATCAAAAAAGTCAGAACCGCTCTCGGAATAATTCGTGATAAATTTGCTTTTATACGCGGGTTGCGCAAGAGCGGGAAGCACGTGGTTGTATGGGGAGTTAAACGGCCGTGGGGACTGTGATCTATCTAGCATAAAAGAATATTTTCTTTTTATGGATGGGTTCACACTGAATCCTGACTTTGATAAATCCAGTTTCTTTGACCATTATAGAAAACTGGCAGAAAATCCCGAGATTAAACTTCTGGGTGAAATGTCGCCTTCCAATGGTTTTGCAACAATAGAACAACTCAAAGAGTTTGCCACTAAGGCAACCTTGTATGGATTCAACGTTCGCCCAGTAATTATTCTCCGTGATCCAATAAATCAGAAAATTTCAGAAACAAAATTAGATGTTATCGCTAAGTTGTCTCTGGACTCCAACGAAAATATGTCTGATACATTTAAAAGATATCGACAAAATACTTCAAGTGATGTTCCTGTTACGTTAGATAATGTATTGACCATTTCTGTTCCATTTGAATACCGATTGCTAAATTGGGAAAAAACGATAGAGAATTATCGCCAAGTTTTTGGAAATATTTTTATTGGATTTTATGAGACGCTGTTTACAGAAAATAGTATGATGGAATTGTGTGAGTATTTGCAAATTCCTTATACTGATTTCAATTTTACTAGAGTGGCAAACAAATTGTTAGATGTGAACGAGTTTACAGACGAAGAGAAACAAATGATATATGATACTATTCCTCACTGTAAGCAAAATTATGAATATGCGGTAGAAAACTTTGGTAATGACTTCATCAAAAGTATCTGGTGGACTCCTAATAAATAGAAGTTCTCTCCACTATCTAGGGAAATACTTTGATGGGTCAAATACTGGAACATAAGCACCTAATCATCCGTGCCGAACTTAAAAATCCGCCTAAGTGCGCAGAAGCCATTCAGGACTGGATGAAACTTTTGGTTGATAAGATTGATATGAAGATTCTTATGGGTCCTTATGCGGTTTATTCTGATATGGTAGGCAATCAAGGTTTGACAGCGGTAACTATTATCGAAACAAGCCATATTGCCATGCATGTCTGGGATGAAGTGAACCCTGCATTGATGCAACTGGATGTCTATACCTGTTCAAAGCTGAATGTTGATGATGTATTTCTGGCTCTAAGTGATTTTATGCCGGTAAATGTTGAATTTAAATATATTGACCGCGAACATGACTTGACATTGCTGGATAAAGGTGTTATAAGTGAGATACTTCCTCTTTAAACACAAAGGCGAAATCTGGTTAGTCAAGGACCCGGAACAGGTACCAAAGCCCAGAGAACTTTTGCTGCAAAACTCTAATATCGAATATATCAGAGAAAAAGCAGACAGTTTAAAAAAGGGGTTGACATTCAAGGATAAAGTTGCTAGAAAGAAGATACCAAATCTAACAACGGAGCATAAACGAAAGATTGCTCTAGCGTTAAGTGGAAGCAACAACCCCAACTGGGGTGGCTTGAAAGAAGAAACAACGGCCAAAATTCGTCGCAAGATGCGAGGAACAAGGCGCA